CACACCAAATCTGCCTGAGTAGTATTTGCCTACTTGACAAGGTATGCCATAATAGTATATGGGCAATTTGCCACAACATAAGGGGACACAATGGCTAAAGTAAATAAAGGAACACTGGCAATTGGCTGGTGTGACAACGGTAACACTGATGGTAAGTTCACAGAAGGTGTCGTTAGCGTAGCACTACAGTGTGCTAACAACGGCATCGAACTTACCCACAGTATGCGAGTACAGGGCAACCAGATTGGTCGACAACGCCAGGTTCTGTTTGACTATTGGGCTGACCAGATTAAAACTGACTGGCTTCTATGGATTGACTCAGACATTGTAGTTGATATCCACGTAGTCACAAAACTATGGGATACAGCAGACAAGATTGGTAAGCCAGTTGTATCTGGTACTTACTTCATCTCCAAGCAGAACGAAGGCACACTAGCCCAACCGTTTCCTGCGCTGTTCCACAATGTAGATGAACATAGTATTCGACACGTACACCCACTACCTGAGAATCAAGTAATACCAGTCGACTCTGCAGGTTTTGGTTTCGTGCTGATGCACAAGTCTGTAATACCAGCACTACGTGCTAAGTTTCCAGACCAGTCATTGTTTGCAGAGCAAGAGGGTATTGGCGATAAGTTTGTCGGAGAAGACATCGTGTTCTTCCGCAAACTTAAAGAAGCAGGCATTCCGCTATACGCACACACAGGTGCGCTAGTACGACATATGAAACGATTCTCACTAGATGCTGATTACTACAGCCTCTACTGGAGTTGGCAAACATTGAAAAAAGAAATAGAGCAAAACAAACCTTAAGGAGTCTAAGTGGCTGGTCGTGATATTACCGAAGGTCGTGGAGATAGATTAGGACCAACACCTGATAATCCATCACTTGCAAGAGCCATCGCAACTGATATTGGTATCGTCTCCGACGGTGCAGTATGGCAGAACACGGACATCAATTACGATGTAGCAATCGGTGGACTACCATTCATCTACGCTATTAGTGATGCACGACCATACATTAGACAGACAGCACCATTTCGTAAAGACCAGTTCGACAACCAAACAGAACCAGGCGAGCAATCCCTAACTGGTTGGTGGATTCGTTCACAGTCTTCTTTCCACGGTGGCACGGGTATTGTCTACTTCGACCCTCAAACATCTGACCCATTTGGTCACTATCGTTTTGCAGATAGCAAAGGTGTGGATGTATTTAACCAAGGTGAAGTAACCCTACTTAACAATGTAGAAGAAAACCACGTTACAACTGGAACTATACGTAGTAATGGTCGACCATTTCAGTCAGCCCGTTCTATCAAATATGGCAGCACCGAGGGTGTATTGCTTTGGGACGAGTATGACGTAGACAAGATTGTTCCAGGTGCAGCCCCTGTTCACTTTATTGATTACATCTCTGGAACCGACAGTGCAGTCTATGCCATCTGTGATGATGGTGTAAATGCATTTTGGATTACCAATACTGCAACCAAGAAGACTGTCTACAAGAAGCCTTTAACTGGCACCTCAGCATCAACTGCAGATGTAACCCTAATGTTTGATGAAATTGGAACTATTGCTAACGCAACTATGGAGTACGTCAAAGAACGTATTGTTATGTGTGCTGACAACAAAGTCTATGAGTTCTCATCATCTGCAGTGGCTATGCCAACTGCTGTCTATACACACCCATCAACTAGCCACGTTTATAGTTCTATAGCAGCATCTGGTTCTTCAATTTATGTTGCAGGCTACACTGGTATTCAGTCAACCATTCTTAAGTTTACTCTGTCTACTGCTGGTGTAATGCCAACATTAACATCTGCGGTAGTAGCAGCAGAACTACCAGTGGGTGAGATTGTTCACAAGATTTACTACTATCTAGGCTATATGATGATTGGTACCAACAAGGGTATTAGAGCAGCAGCAGTATCAGAAGTTGATGGCTCTCTTAACTATGGTCCACTTATTGTAGAAACATCACAGCCTTGCTATGACTTTGCAGCACGTGACCGCTTTGTATGGTGTGCCACATCTGTCAATGGTGAGCCAGGAGTTATCCGTATCGACCTAGGTACAGAGTTAGAGACACTTCGTTTTGCCTATGCTAACGACATCTACTATCCAGGAATCACAGACCACATAACCACCAGTTGCGCTTTCGTCAATGGTACTGAACAGTTAGCATTTACTACATCTGCTACTTCTGCAGGAACGATTGTCAACAAAGCATTGACTAGCAACGTGGCAACACTGACTACAAGTGCAGCACATAACCTAGCAGTTAGTGATTCAATCTGGGTTGAAGGTGTTGATTCGACATTTAATGGTGAATTCACAGTAGCAACTGTGCCAACTACCACCACATTTACATATGCCAAGACCGCAGCAGATGTTGTATCTACAGCGGTTACCTCTGCTGCAGCAATTGTTGCCACAACTGGTGCTATCTATGTAGAGGATTTAACTGAGTTAACCCCTACTGGCTATCTAACTACTGGCAATATCCGATACAACACACTAGAGAAGAAAAACTTTAAGCGTCTCTTGGGACGCGGTGACTTTACTTACGGCTCAATGTCTCTTAATACAGTAGATGAAGCAGGTGTTGAGTATGACGTTATCTCCTATGATGCATCAGTTGGTGCACCCGAAGTAACAACATCATCTCCTGCTGTAGCACAAGAGTACTTGGCGTACAAGTTCATTATGTTTAGAGATGGTGACGACTCAAGCAAAGGTCCACAGTTCAAGGGTTACCAAGCAAAGGCAACGATTGCTACTCCACGTCAGCGTGTGATGCAGTTCCCTGTTTATTGCTATGACATTGAGACAGACCGATACAACGTAGTACTTGGTTATGAAGGCAGAGCCTTCGACAAGATTCGCCTAATGGAAGATATCGAAGCCAATGGCGACGTGGTTACTTGGCAAGACTTAACAACTGGTGAATCTCGTCAGGCTGTTATCGAGCAAGTAACCTTCACCCGTTTAACCCCACCTGATAAGCGCTTCGATGGCTTTGGTGGAATCCTTCAAATCACTATCCGTACCGTATAACTCTTAGGAGCGCAAATGACTGCAGCAAATTGGGCTGGACTAATCGTATCTGTAATAGCAATTGTATCTGCATTTGCTGGTTCAGTAAGATGGTTAGTCAAGCATTATCTCTATGAACTCAAGCCCAATTCAGGCTCAAGTCTCAAAGATTCAGTTATTAGACTGGAAGAAAAAGTAGAAGTCCTTTATCAAATGATGTTACAAAGAGGGAAGAATGAATGAAGCCTGTTGCCAAGAGAGCCACACCTGCCGCTATTGCTGTCCTTCGACAAGCCACCAAGATAGCACCATCTCGTATGAAAGCATCCGATGGACTTCTGCCGTCGAAAGCACATCAGGTACAGAACCCGAACAGCGACCATAACACAGGTCTTGCTGTAGATTTAACGCACGACCCAGCAAGAGGCATTGACTGCTCAGAAATCTTTGAGCAACTTAAGAATGATAAGCGCGTTAAATATCTAATCTTTAAAAGTGTCATCTGGTCAGCCCCTAAAGGCGACAAGCCATACAGTGGGAGTAATCCACATACCAAACATTTACATATATCAATCAAGGATAACTGCGGGAATGACGATTCACCGTGGTTTCCTTGGCTAGACAAGCCTAAGTTTAAGACTGCAGATGCAGCAAGGGCTAGCCTTAAGACTCAAGCCACTACCTAAGAAGAAGGAAAAAAAATGAGAGACCTAATTAACAAATTCATTGGACCTAAAGAAGTACAAGCAATCAAGGACTATGCACTAGCAATACTTGCAGCAGCAGTAACTATGGGTATTGCTTTGGCATCTGACTTGGCTCCACAATATGCTGTAGTTATCGGCGCATTGGCAGCACCCGCTGCTAAATGGGCTAATAAGAACTCAAAGGATTACGGTCCAGGCTCCGAAGAGTAGCCCTCACAAGCCTTCCAAGGCGGTTTTAAGACACTTAGACCCTCAGGTCATAGGATTACCTATGGCTTGGGGGTCTTTTTGTCATTTCTACGGCGTGTCGCTAACTTGGTGTGGGGGTAGGTTGTGTGTATACTTATATTATTAATTAAATATATTTAATTAATATAAGGCGCGGAGCGCCTATATAATATATAATTATTATATATATATAACTTAATAGATTTACATAGTTCTCCCTTATTGAGTACCCTCCTGTCCTCTAAGGGAGGACTATGTAACACTTACTAGACAGGAGAAGTCGATGATAAAATTGGATAGTTATGAACTACCAGCCCACATAAGTTACTCAGCATTTACAACCTATCTGACCTGTGGTTATCAGTACTACTTGGGTAGACTACTTAAGGTTGAGGAAGAACCATCCATCTGGTCAGCAGGCGGACGTGCCTTCCACCTAGCAGCAGAGTTGTATGACTATGACAATTAACCCACTATGGGAACAGGCGTGGCGTAAGGAGACCGAAGGTCTTGACTTTGCTAACGCACGAGTTGCAGGGCGAGCAACTAAACTCAACCCTAACAAGGAAGATGCCACTTGGTGGTATGAACAAGGTTCCGTATGGACTGATAACTACATCCTATGGCGCAAGAACAACCCTAACTGGAAAATCTGGACGACACCTCAGGGTGCTAAGGCTATCGAGTTAGAGTTAAACCCTGTCATCTCTGGAGTACCAGTGAAGATGTTCATCGATAGAATCTTTGAGGTTGACGGTAAGTTAGTTATTGTCGACTTAAAGACTTCTCGTACACGTCCTCAATCTGACCTTCAGTTAGGCTTCTACAAAGTGGGAGTCGAGATGATGCTGGGTGTTGAAGTCAATCTAGGAAACTACTGGATGTCTCGTGAGTCGGGGACAGGAGAGATGATTGACCTAAGTAGGTATACACAGGACACGCTTGAATACTTTGTCGATGGCTTTGATAAAGCACGCAAGGCTGGTATATTTCTACCGAACCTACAATCGTGCAATTTCTGTGGACTCACAGAACATTGCCAATTCACGAAGGAAAAATAAATGCACAAAGTAAGTACACTATCAGCACAAGATGTGTTGGTTGCACTTGAAATGAAAATCATTACACAAGATGAAGCACGCGAAGCACTAGGCTTTGCAGTTACTAAGGAGGACAAGTAATGGCAGAAGATTGGAAGTTACAGGTCTCTTACAAGACCAATGGTGGGGATATGGTAAATGTCCGTGCTAATACTGCAGATGAACTTAGCGTATTGCTAGAGGGAATCTCTGATTACTCAACACAGATTGCAGCAACAGGAAGAATGTTGAACGGTGCAGGAGTGGCAGCCCCTTTGGCGACGCCTACTTCAACTCCCGTGCAGCAAGCCTCTCCTACCTTCGTAACCGCCCCGACAGCGGAAGCATCAGGTACCACGCCAACGTGTCTTCACGGGGAGCGAAAGTTCCTATCGGGAATCTCGAAGAAGAACGGCAAGCCTTACCGAATGTGGGTATGTCAGCAACCACAAGACCAGGGACAATGCACACCAGTCAATGGTTAGACATTGACGTAAAGTAGAATTGGTGGAGGGGTATTTATTAGGGGAAGATATTTACCCCTCTTCCAACCAACGACAGGAGATAGCAATGGAAAAAACAATTAAGTATTTATTACAAGAAGCATACGTTGATGGCTATAACGATGCTCGTAAAGTAATCGCAGAAGAGATTGAAAAATTACCAGTTGAAAGTTCAACTACTAATGCAGTAGGTATGCAGTCTATGGCTGTAAAGATTGCACGAGGCAAAGAATGAGAACCCTTGTTCGCTCCGTAGGTAGAGCAGACATTGGTGGAGAACCACTACCTCCAGTATTTCGTTCACTTGATTCAAACAAAATTATATTTCGTAGAGCAGAAGTCTCTATGCTTGCAGGTACTCCAGGCGTGGGAAAGTCCACTCTGGCACTGGCTTTAGCCCTCAAGATGAAGGTGCCAAGCCTCTATGTTTCAGCAGATACTAACGCACACACTATGGCTATGCGTCTTGCATCAATGATTAGCGGTAAGAATCAGACTGATGTTGAGACGCTGATGAACAGTGACTACGGTTGGACTAAGGCAACTCTTGCTAAAGGTGCACACATTGTCTGGTCATTTGAATCATCACCTACTCTACAAGATATAGACGAAGAGGTTCAAGCATTTGAGGAACTGTGGGGTTGCCCACCGACTGCAATCTTTGTAGATAACCTGATGGATATTGCCACCGATGGTGGTGAAGAGTTCGCATCAATGCGTGCGATTATGAAGGAGTTGAAGTATCTTGCTCGTGCTACTAATGCTGCTGTTATTATTTTGCACCATACTTCTGAGGCTGTACCTGGTAATCCTTGCCAGCCTAGGTCGGCTCTTCAAGGTAAAGTCGCGCAACTTCCTGCTCTTATCTGTACTCTTGGAGTTGTTGGTACTTCTATGGCTATTGCCCCTGTAAAGAATCGATACGGAAGAGCAGATGCAAATGGAGATTTGCTAGCGTGGCTAGCATTCAACCCTGAGTATATGTTTATGGACGACATACCAGAGAATGGATAGACAATGATAAGAGAAGAAGAAGACGACCTAACTCAGGAGATGCGTGCCTTTGTTCTGCTTGAACTCAAGCAGGAGACTGCTAAGTTAATCGAGAAGATTCAAGCAGCCAAAGTGCCAATTACCGATGAGTGGACTGAAGGCGTCAACGCTGGATTAGAGTGGGCTGTTCGCATCCTTAACAAGGATAAGAGTACATCATAGATGGTTGAGGTTCACTTAACTCAAGATGAGATTGATTCTTCTCTTGCATTTGTCGACGCTATGCGTAAGGATAAGCAGGAGTACAACGTAACAGACCGAAAGTTTGATGCGAAGAATACCTCTTGGGCAGTAAACCTTATGGGTCACCTAGGCGAGAAGGCAGTTGGCAAGGTCTATGATGTATCAGTTGATGAGACAGTGCTCACTGGTGGCGACGCAGGTTATGACTTGGTTATTAATGGCAAGACTGTGCAGGTCAAGACAACCGTTACCAAGCAATTAATATTCAACAGTAAGGAACTATTCTCTGCTGACTATGCAATCTTAGTCACTCTTATTGGTGACAGAACACAGCCACACATCAACTCGCACTTCATAGTATGGGGCGATATCTCACGAGAGAAGTTCTTAAGTGTATGCTTTGAGAAAGACTTTGGATATGGGGTTAGATACGTATGCAACTTAGAAGATTTAGGACAGGAATTAAATGCCGTCTCAATCGCGTAAGCATAGGGGATATCGTAGTCAAAAAGTATTGGCTAATTATTTGGTTGACAATGGCTTCCCTTTTGCTGAGAGTACTGGGGCTGGTCGCAGTGGTACTGATGTTACTGGCACTGTTGGTATTGATTGGGAGGTAAAGGCACGCACAGGGTTCAACCCCGCTGCTGCAATTGCTCAACTCAAGGATAGAGACAGCAAGAAAGATTTAGGCATAGTAGTGTTACGACTTAATGGACAGGGAGAGAAATCTGTGGGTGATTGGGTTATGTTAGTACGACTAGAAGATGGCGTAAAACTATTAAGAGATGCGGGATACGGTGATAAGAATTGACAACGACCTACCAAGTATAAGAGCCATACTTGAACACTATGGTGCTAGCCTAAGGCAGACACACGGACAAGTAAACTTAAGATGTCCGTTCCATTCAGACACACACCAGTCTGGAAGTGCTAACCTTGATAAGAATATCTTTATGTGCTTTGCCTGTGGTGTACAAGGCAACAGCATTCAAATTATTGTGAGACAGGAAGGATTAAATTTCAATGAAGCAAAGCGTTTTGCAGAAAGAATTACTGGGGAAAGCAGCAGCACAGTACGCGGAAAACATTTATCAGGCGGAAGATTACCTAAGAAGCAGGGGCATACCACTGGAAGTAGCACGTCTGGCGTCATTAGGCGTAGTCGCGGAACCTGAGACAGGACACGAAGCATTCAAAGGAAGACTATCTATACCCTACATAACTAAGACTGGTGTTGTAGACTTACGTTTTAGAAGCCTTAACCCCGCAGTTGAACCTAAGTATATGGGTATGACTGGGGCAGAGACTAAGATGTACAACGTAATAGATGTGGAGAAAGCCAGTGACTTTATTGGAGTTTGTGAAGGTGAGTTGGACACCCTTACTCTTTCTGCTTGCGTTGGGATTCCTTGTATTGGAGTACCAGGTGCAAACTCGTGGAAGAAACACTACACACGATTGTTGGCGGACTTTGAAAGGGTCTTTATATTCGCAGATGGCGACCAACCAGGAACTCAGTTCGCCACTAGTCTTGCCAGAGAACTACCAGTTACTATCATTCAACTCCCAGATGGACACGATGTTAATTCGATGTTCGTGCAAGAAGGCTCTGACTACTTCCATCAAAAGATGGGTTTAAATGAACATTGAAGAAGAGCCACCTCACAATCATTGCCACGATTGCAACATAACATTTCCTGATTCGTTCGCATTGATTGACCATTATTTGGAAGAGGATGAGACCTTCGACCCGTACTATCTGTTGCCCTCTGGTTTCAAACTTATGCTAGGGTCGATGCTACGGTTTCTATTTGACAACGCAGAACAGCCTGACCAAATCAAAATGATAACTCAGTCTACTTATGTTACACTATTTGCTAGTGAGAATGGGTATGACCTAGTTGATGAGTTGGTTGAGGATATGATTGTCAAGTCTGCACTACAAGACTTTGACCGTGACTTACAACAACTATTAGCGGAGGAACCCAATGACGACGAAGGCGGAGCGTGAAGAAATATGGCAGATTATTCAGTATCTAACAAACTTGGGTTTAAACGTAGTAAAGACGGAGACTCAGGGAACTTCATTGATGGTTTCGTTAGCCATTCCGTTATTGCACGCGAACTCCACCTCGAAGTAAATCTTGCCAACATAACAAAAGAATTATCTGAACTGCTTATATCTAAGCACAAAGATTATGGTCCGAAGAATATCTCACAAGCACCAGGCGGTGCTATCAATGGGTTGCGTGTGCGTATGCACGATAAGTTGGCACGCATTAACAACTTGATTGACAGCGGTGCAACCCCTGAGCACGAATCTCTTGAGGATTCCTTCAAGGATATGGCTAACTACGCAATCATTGGACTGCTAGTTCTAAGAGGTAAGTGGGATGAATGAAAGAGCAGGAGTTATTTAACTGGCTGAAGGAAGAACATTTCCCAGATTTAGTACACTCCCCAGAATTATTCGACGGCTTCGACTGCATTACAGATGAGTATAAAATGTTTATTGAACTTAAGTCTCGCAACACACACTACGATACGTTGCTGCTTGAGAAAAAGAAGTATGACTTCCTTATCACTAAGTCTGCTGAACTTGGGTTAACACCCTATTACATTAACTACACGCCCGAAGGTGTGTGGTCTTTCCGTCTTGACTTAGTGCCCAACATTGTGTGGGAAGACAAGTGGTTGCCAGTTACAACAGAGTTTGCAAACAAGAACAAGATGATGAAGCCAGTTACCTTCCTCAAGATAGTGGATGGGACAAAGATTAAATGATTGAGTGGGAGAGAATACAGAACTGGCAGTA